CCGGCATGGCCGCACCTCAGTCGATTGATGCACTAGGGGAGTTGCTGAAACTTGGTCAGCTGCTTCCTTGGAAGCTAGGTCGCACAAGGGCGAGCCTGCAACCGGACACCTTTGCGGGTGAGACTAAGTGGCTCAAGGAGCACACTAGTCCTTCCCACATCCATGTCATGCATGGAGAGAAGGAATTTACTCTTAGTAAATTACTTTCCCTGAAGGAAAGGTTGGTTATCAACGGAATCCGTCAACACCTAAACCTTCCGTCACACTCTGAGTGTAGATACAGAATCCTGATGTTCTGCTCACGTAGAGATGATAAGATCGCTATAACTGTGAAATCCATGATTTACACAGTATGGCTTTCCTATGGGTCAGTAGTAAATATAGAATTCCTCAAAGAATTCTCGAAACACGTTGCAAAGCAATGCTTTGTATACGGAATCGATAAATTTACCAAAGATTGGAAAAAGTTCACAACTGCAATGCAGAATGAACGATTTGAATCTGCGGTTGAGGAAGGAATTAAATATTCTGATCTCAACGAGGACCAAATGAGAATCAAAACTCTAGTTGAAAGTTCAAAAGGAGTTGACTCAAATGGCTTATTCGAATCGGAGGAACAGAAGCTCTGGGAGATATCCTGTCTATCTCAAACCAGAACCCTTCCACCTCCAGGTTCGAAATCCCGTAGGGAAAAGACTAGAGAATTCATAGATTCAATGTCAAAGCCCTGTGACTTTGATAAAAGAATGTATAGCAAAGCCTTCCAACTTGGGAAGATATGCGCGGACTACACCTCAAGGAGGATGGAGAAAATACGCGCACCTAAGGTAACAGACATGCATCTGTCCTTAGCGAGCGGAGCTAGCTATGAATATACAAGAGAAAGCGGAGGTAAATGGAATATTCTCAAAGAAGGGCAGCCCTTCTACGAGTTCCTTAAAACTCCAGTATATGAAGTATTCGAGCTCGATGAGGAGTCCTACAGGGACCCTTACGGAAACCTCGTGTGCGAAAAGTACCATGGACCACTGCAGGTCTGGGAAATCGCGTACCTTACAGAGCCGCTACGTGGCAGCTTTGCAGAAGGTATCGAACCATACTTCTCATTAGAAACTGAATTTTACAAAGGAATAGACAACCGATTGGGTAGACTACTCTTTATATTCAGTAAGATAGAAAAGGAAAAGAACGACAGAACGTCAATGTACCCAGCGGCAAAAGTTGCCGTGGTCACTGAACCGGGCTGCAAGATCAGACCAGTTACAGCAGGTGAAACGTGGTTGAACCTTTTCCTGTCTCCAGCAGGACATTTCTTCAAGGAACACCTTGAGAACTTGCCTGGGGCCCGAGTGGGCTTAGTGGAAACAGACCACTTATGGCGGTTTGGGCTTTCCCATTACAACCATTATGGTGAATCCACTCCAAAGGAGAACAAATGGATTTCGTCGTCAGATCTAACCTCAGCCACAGATCGTGCAAGACACGATGTATCCAAAGGCTTGCTTTGCGGATACGCTGAAGGTTTACTAACATCGAAGTTAATAGACACGGGAACAATGAAGTACCTCAAGGAGGCTTCTTCATTGCTCTGTAGTCCAAGACTACTTACCTATGCAGCGTCTCAGAAGGAAATCAGGGATTTCCCAGACGAGCTTAGGCAACGTCTCATATTTGGTGAGAAGAGAAAGACTGGTTCTAATAGAACCATGCAGAACGTCACATGGGCAACTGCAAGGGGAATCCTCATGGGAGAACCCCTGACTAAGTGTCTTCTCACTTTGTCAAGCATGGCATCTTGGATCGCAACGCGATTTAGGTTTAATACCCTCGAAGATGTCAGTATTGGCAAATACTATAAGAGACTACACAACAGGAACTTCGTACGAAGCACTGTTAGATTGTTCTACTGTGCCGGCGATGACCATACAGGTGTAGGAAAACTGAAAGATCTTCAGCAAATACCAAAATTTCAAGAATCCATGGGATTCGAGATATCATGGGACAAGTACC